CGTTATAATCACGAATACCGTATACGCGACGGACGCCATCATTATCATTATTAAAGTCAAAGACTTCATCGGGAATTTTTTCATCTATTCTCTCTACGTTTGCCCCATTGCATGCATGTATTCCTGTGTTTCCAACACCTATCATTACCTTATCAAATGGAACAATAGAAAATGTAGATTCAGAACCAAGCTCTATGTTTATTTGTTGCCACTGAAAAGGCTGTACCTGGTTCCCTGTATATACTAACTCCCAAGTACTTCTTTCAAAAAAAACAATTAACCTGTCTCTCAATAATTTAGCGCTTATTATTTGTTCTTGTGTGTAACAATCAATAAATCCGCCCTCTAAGTCCTGCCGAAAAGCATCTGTATCTAATGGGTTTCCTATTTGCGAGTATCTGCATCTATTGAAAAATGTAGCACCGGAACCGCTTACTATCTCTTTTGTGTTTAAAAATAACAATCTCTCTTTAAACTGTACTACAATGCGAGCGCTTTCTATTGTATTTGATCCACTCAGAAAATTAGGATTAATTGTTGTCCATGTGCTACCATTCCAATATTTTATCTGATCAGCTGCATTGTAGTTAACTACATACATCAAAGTTTGATCCGCTGTTACACCTCTATAGTTTTCATAAGAATAAAACTGTGCATCACTTCCAGTCCACGTTGCAGTTCCAGCCCTATCCCAACCATCTGTTGAATCGTACAAATATGCAAATTGAGTATCGAACGATAAAGTATTTTCATCATTGATTTCGTCTTGCTCGTACAAAGCAAAACCCATGCATGGGGTAGATGGATAAAAATATACATCTTCACTGGCAACTGATCCATTTATAACATATGCACCGGTAGACGTGTTGTATGTCCGAACAGTTGAAGACCCACCGCTAACAATCATAGTGCTTGGTGTTCCTGTTGTTGTTACAGTAAAAATTTCATCATCGATAGAAAACTGTTGGCCTACAGAAAACTCTGCTCCAGGAACAGTTCCTGATATATTTCCAGATCCATCCGTTGTTCCTAGTTTAATTCTCAATCGAGATTTTAATGGCTCTGATTCATCTGTTGGTACACTGCCAAATCTCTTTCTGACTCTCCCTCTAAAAACATATGAATTATCTAATCTCGCAAATGCGTCATTTGGTATAAGAAAAGGTTGCAAATCATTTTCTAAACCTACATTAATAGGAGCAATGAGAAATCTGTCATATGCCATTATGGTCCCCTCCAACCCCAACCACCTAATTGATTATCAGTTTGTTCAGTGTATATAGTTGCCGCTCTCTCTTTAGTTTGTTGTACAATAGTCCTTCTTAAAACTAGAGTTTCTTGATGTTTAAATTCAGGCATTATAAGAGCTGCTCCCTCTATATCCGTTCTGTCTTCAAATATCTTCTTAGCCGCACCATATGCGATGTATTGCCACCACTGTTCAAGATCAGGAGAAGATCCCGCAGCAAGCAATTCTGTTGCTCTTTTATATATCTGTACTTCAACCCTATAGACTTTATCTGGAACTGGTCTGATTACAAACTCATTGTTAAAATAAAGAGCTGCTTCCGGTTGCGCTGCTACGTATGGAACTGTTTCACTTTCTATTGTCTCACCAGATGCTGGTGCTGCCGAAAAGTTTAAAGTGAACGCACCAGTAAGATAGTTAATCGTTCCGGTACCATCGCCTGATAGACTACCTGCGCCATCATCACTAAGTCTTAACCCATCATTATTTGCATCAATGGAAACAAATGTAACATGATTTTTTAAAATAGGTCTATTAGAAAGAGTTCCAGCAAATGCTGTAGTTGCTCCATCTCCGGTTGACCCAACTGATCCTATAAAATTAACTTTTGGATATAGCTGATAAAAACCTTCTTGGTCTTGTACAAACCACGCCTGCTTACCCGCTATGTATATAGGTTTATCAGTATTTATTTGAACGTTAGGATCTATTATAGATGTTCCATATGTATCAACATCTGGTTCAGTATAGAAAACAAAATTATCACGGAGTGTATGCAACCTGAGATTTTCAGGCATATCATACTGCACAAATGTGTTTACATACTCATCCAAATCAACATCAGATAATTGTGTGGTTGACGGGCTTCTGGTTAGTCGCCTTACTTTCTTTCTTATTGCCGCAAGGGTTGAATCTGCCATTACTATTCCTTTAAGTTAAAACATTTTGAGTAGCACCACCCAAATTAGCGCTTATCTCTCCTACCGGTATAGCTTGAGCAGTTGCATTGACATACCATGGAACTGGTGATGGAACAGCAAATGTATCAAATTTTGTGGTATCAATGTTTATAGTAAATGTTTTTGCCCCGGTAACCGTTATTTCCCCTTTTAATTTGTCAGCCTGTGTCATTCCAAACTGACGTGGGACCACGAGGCGGACAATATCGCCATCCTCGTAGTCATGATCTGTTGTTGTTGTTACAGCAGCAGGATTTGCTTTAGTTATCGCAGATATATGTTTAGCCGCCCTTTCAAATGAAGGGTCAGAATTCACATAAAATCTCATTACTACACTGCCTCTACTGTAACAATTTGGTCTGCATTATTTGGAAGGTCATCTATATCCATAAACTCCAAACTCTGAAAACCGAATCTATTTACTTTCTGTCCTATTCTCATGGAAACTTTTCCGCTCTCATCTTGAGCGTGTTTGTGAACTGGATAGCTACCATTATTATTCAAGTGTTTCGCTACTCCTAAAGGTATTGTATATACCTCTCCGTCCACCATATCGTATCTTTCTACTGGATCTCCATGATACTTCTTGTAATTAAAGCTCATAGATCCACCAGGTACTTCGTAAAAACGAAAGATACCTTTTACAGGTTGTCTGTCCTTTTGTCTCTGATATTCCAAATTCTTCGTATTTTTCTTAACTGCATCAGTTGTCTTTGTTATTGGCTTCGCCGTTTTCATACTATTCCTTTTTTTAGAGGGAGTGCCGAAGCACTCCCAGTATCCACGAAAAGAAGAAAAATTACTCGTTTGTTACAGCCCATGATTTACCAGCTACCCAGTAAATTACATCGTTCAATGCGCCGGCAGGACTATCAGTACCTGCTGCTAGCACCATTCCAATATAACTTTGGTTTTCTGTAGCATCATCAAGAAGATTTTGGTATCCATCTTCTGCTGCTTCCCCAATAGGAACCACTTGAGCTGGTGTAAACCCACCTGCTGCCTCTGCGGTTGTTGGGAATGCGAATGCTGTGAAACCACTAGAATCAATATCAACAGTAATTGTGTTGTTTGTTGTATTGACTGCTGTAATCGTACCGGTCAATCCGTCCATTTCTGTCATATCGTAGATTGTAGGTACAGTGAAACGAACCTTCTGTCCTGCGGTGTAACCGTGAGTAACGGTTAGCGTTACAACAGCACTTGAAGCTTGTGTAATTGCAGAAATATATCTACGTCTTGGATAGAAAATAGGATCCCAGTTAATTGGCCTGAAGGAGCCTGTAGTACCTGCTCCAGCCAATTGAGCCATATGTGCAAGTGTGAAGCTTGTATTAGCTACAACACTTCCTATTGTAAAGTCGATTCCGCCTAATTGCTGTGCACCAGTAACATTAATCATTCTGACAATATCACCGTTTTGCAAAGTAGCTGTCGATGTAGCAGATACAACCGGAGTTGCAGCTGTCGATACAGCAGATACTGTGCTATTTAGTGCACCAACAGGATTAGCGGATGTATCTACCAATGTAAATCCACCACTAGTCAGTGTAACTGGAGACATCGATTCATCGGCTGCTAACTTTTGGTACTCAATACCAGTGTCAGAATCCATTCCTCGTTGCCAGTAAAAAGCTACACCTGTACCAGCACCACCTGCTGCTGTAGTTGTGTAGTTATATACTTTCATCCAGTCTACATCAGACCTCAATTGGAGAACTTTTTGATTTCCATCAGCAGTAAAACGTCCTTGCTGAACTATTGTTTCGAAAGCCATCGTTATCTCCTTTAAGATCTAGTTGCGCGAAGGTTAATAACCCAAAGATCGTTTGTGATCCTCGGAACCTCTGCGAACTTGTAACCAACAGAACTATTAAGAGCAAGTGGACCATCATGTATTGGAGGTCGATAAATAAATGTTGCACTATATTGGTCTTGCTCTACGCATGCATACGCTTCCATACCTACACAGAAGATGTTGTATACATCTGCGCCAAGGTTAGATGCGTTGTTAGACACAGAACCGATGGAAGATACCAAGAATCTCAAGTTACCTATCGATCCCCACTCGGAACGCAATGCATTCATAGGAGATGGGTACTGATTCTTGTGAATAAAACCAGCGGTTGCATCAAGATTACCGGTAAGCTGTGTCGAGCAGAGCGCAAAATAAGCGTCTCTAACTGGTGCTGTACCAAACTTATCTGCACCTTCTATGTTGTCCATAACTGTATATGCGTCGTTATTAAGAAGTGTTCTCACAACTTCATCAACATCGTTACGTGTGATTTCAGTTGGCGAATCTCCGTTCACGCCACCAGTACAGTTAATGAAACTTGCTGTTGCTGCAAGCATGTCTCTTGTTAGTTGATCCTCTGTTTGACGAAGAGAAACACCCAAACGCGCTACTGCTTCGTTTAGAACTGGATCTTGGTTTTGGAGAGTAACTTGTTCGTTAATCTGAACATATGTTCCGTAGAACGAAACTTTTGCGTCAATATCAACTGCTGTAAGTTGTTGTGCAGGAGGCGTAATACCTGTGTTGCCCAAAGGAACCATCGCAGTATCAAGAGCATTATAACGTCTCATACGTAAGGTTGTACCGCCATTTGCAGGCATTGTTTTTTTCATAGCAGGGATCTTGTGGATCATTGACGGTACTGGTACCGACAAAAGCTTGTATGAAAAGGACTGTTGCACTGGAGCAGGCAAAGTACTTGTTGTTGTTATTGCCATTACTATTTCCTTATTACTTAAAATCAATAAGAACTATCAACTTTAAGCTGGACGAGTGCTTGATTATACGTCCGCGAGGTGGCGAGTCTCAGTGTACGCCGACAGGGCAAGAGAGCGACTCTTGTATTAACGCTGATTCAATATTACAAAAAATAAAAAAAGGAAAAAAGGGATCGTCGACAACTTGTCGACGTTTTGTAGACAACTGACCATATTTCCCATCCGGGAAAAATGGTATCCCTGACAGGAATTGAACCCATACCTCCGCATAGAAAGTGCGACGTCCTAACCACTAGACCACAGGGACTCCATAGGGGGCCGAAGCCCCCAAATATAGGAGCAATTGTTAGTATTTTCTTCTTGCTTCTTGCATCTCTTTAACTAAAGAATCTTTAAGCTCTTGTGTCAATCCATTTGCAAAAGCATTTGCTTTGGATAATGGACTATCGCCCTGTTGAGGAGACACACTGCTTAACGGTCTCGGCTTTTTAATATTTTCTTGAGCTTTTGCACGCTCTTTCTCATATTTATCTTCTTTATATATTCCCAGGCGCTTAATAGCTTTGTATGCAGCAGAATACTTACTGTACGTATCGGGGTTGTACTGAATCGACGCCATGAGATCCGGATCCGTTTTGCTAAGTTCTGAAATATTTTCATCAGTTAATACCTTATCTAAATCTTTATATGTAGCCTTTAGGCGCGCTTCTGCTGTCATGTGAGTTGCTTGCTTTTTGTATTCGCTCAACTCTTTTTCTAACTCTTTCTGTCTTTTTGCTATTTTCTTAAGATGTCTTATCTCTGCAAGTTCTTCATCTGATCCAAAACCCATATCTTCTTCTGGTTCTGGTTGTGTCGCCTCTCTCTGCCTTTCTTCCATCTGCCTTATCATTTTTAACGCTTCATCACGTTCTCTTTCGGCACGCTCTCTCGCTTCTCTCAGTTTTCTGAAATGCCCAGCTTGTTCAGTTTCCTGAGCGCTCGCTTGAGCCGTTTGATCAACTTCTTCTGGTGCCGAATTCCCTGGTTCATTAGGATTAATGTCTTGTCTTGGCTCGACATTTTCGTTTGTCGCTTCCAACATACTTCCTCTCTTTTCTTACTCATTACTATTTTAAATCTCTCCGTTTAATTCCATCGCACGTTTCTTAAGTGTTCCATCTTTATAATCCATGCAGAAACCCAATAGTTGCTTCTGTTCTTTGGGTATTAATAACGCATTTTCTATAAGATAATCCACTGTGTTCCTATCTGGAACACTCCATAAGTATTCGATTGTATCTGACATCCTCTTGTATACATATACATCCTGATCATCATTTGGGGTAGGGCATGCCTTTTTAGGAATAAAATTGTCTTTAAATACTCGCTTTCCTTTAAATATAGTTTCTTCTTTCTTTTGTACGTCGATATAAAAATCACCTTTATACAACTTTCTTCCACGCTCTGCGGCATCTACTAGTTCTTCAATGTACTTTGGTGTTTTCATTTGAGCATAATCCATCGGCGTCATACCATCTTTTTCATCCCATGTTTTTTCCATGTGATCTTTGATGATCTTGCCAGCCGTATATCGTTTCTCCATGCATCTCCTTACATGTATAGACGTTCATTACTAATGTGTAATATACTATTAGTAGGAGTATGATGTAATAGTAAATGGAAAGGGTTAATTATGAGGAGAGTGTTCTTAATAGCATTGCTTATGTCAATGTCTGTGCCCACTATTTCAATCTCACGCCCTAAATTGAAATTACGACGCAAAAAAAGAGCTCGTATTTCCAAAATAGACCGTAGATTGAAACAAGAGCGTTTCGATAATATAGAACTTGACGAGATGGAGAATAGAGAACGTCAAGAAACAGATAATGTGGCTCGATGCCTAGACGCTACCAAATCGGTGGTAGCAATAGCTGCAAGCATCACAGGGCTAGGTATAACTATAGCTACATTCGTTATAGGATTAGTAAACCAATTAAATGATTAGAAATGGGGGCAATTAAGCCCCCTACTTGACTGAAAAAATATACTAATCGTTTAAATTAATATATTTATTCAAAGAAAATCTTATAAGTCACTCAAAGAGACAAACATAGGATTAGATGGCTCTTCATCACCTTTAATAAGTTCATCTACTTTTGCGCCTAAATACTCAGAAGCTTTGTCAGCAGCTACCTTTGTAGCCGCATCAACTGCTATATTCTTCCCCCAACCCATCAGACTATACAGTGCGCTCGTAGATAAATATTTTTCCATAAATCCAGGCTCTTTTGGAGCATTTTCTTTTTCTTTTTTCCTCTGTTCCTTCCATCGTTGTTTATGTCTCTCTTGATGTTCACGTCTTTGTTGTTGGTTCATTGAAAAACAAGGAAAAGATATACAAATTAGAGTTAAAAGCATTAATTTTTTCATAATTCCGTCCTTTATGGTATAGTGGGGACACATGGTCCCCACAGCAGTCCCTTATCAACAGGAGTTTATTTGCCTGAGTTTTTCCAAGCATCCCAAAGAGCTTTTATAACTTTTGCAGCTATTCCTTGTGTGTGCTTTTTCTTTGCAGCATTATATATTTTCTTGCAAGCTTCTTTGTCTTTCCAACGTGGATTATTCATAGCTTGTACTGAAGCTGCACCACTAAGTAACATTATGGATAAAATTAAACGTTTAAACATATCGTCCTCCTAAGGGATAATACAGTTAATAAAATAAACACTTACTCACTGATTACATGTTAACAGCATTATTTTATTTTGTCAAACCTTTGACATGTTTGACGCTTTTGACGTCCTATGGTACCATAAGAGTGGTAAAAGAAAGGAATTAATGAAAAAAGTTGAAGATTATATGACTGTTGCAGAAGCAGCAGAGTATTTGGGGGTAAAGAAGAACACTGTTCGAGGATGGTGTAGAAGAGGCAAACTTCCTTGTCATATTAACCCGGTAAATGGTTTTAGGTTGTTTGATATTAAAGATTTAAGAAAATTACTAACATTAATCGAAAGGCGAAGAGATGGCAAAAGAGTACTTCCTAAAAGGAATTTTAATAGGCTTGACGTTAAACGTTGCGACAATGCTTCCTATGAAGAATTTATTAACCCAGACAAAGATAACTCTGAAGGGAGCATTGAGCCAAAGTGATCAATTTTTAGATCCAAAAATGATGTATACGCTTGATGAGCAT